CCCGCCGCCGTGAAGAGCAGTACCCACGCCATCGGGTACGGCCCCGCGGCCTTCCGGAGCGGACGGCTTTGGCTGTGCGGCGGATGCAGCGGCGTGTCTCCCATACCGCAAATATAGCATGAAAAGTCAGAAATCCGCGCTGAAAAGCCGCCATCCTTCGGCGATCTCCGCCTCGTCGGGCTCCACGCCGTTCTCCACGCGCGCCATCGCCGCCGCGATGCGCGTCATGGTCGGGCCGTCGCGGGTGTCGATTTCGGCGTCGGGGTCGACGCCGCTTCGCCTGACGACGGTGCGCAGATAGGCGCCCGTGTCGTTCTCCGAGGGCGGAGCCCAGCGGGCGATCATCCCGCGCAGGGTGGCGATGCGGTGGCGGACGCGGTAGGTGTGCAGCAGGACGAACATCGCGCGGTAACCCCACGCCGTCGAGGCGAACGTCTTGAAAGCCGCGTCGTCGCTCTCCGTCTCGCCCTTGTAGCGCACGGCCGAGCGGCGGATGTTGCCCGGGTTGCGGTTGCGCAGGCCGCGCGGCAGCTCAGACATTGCCCGCCTCCTTTCGCATACGCCGCCGCACGTAGCGTTTCAGCCAGCGGAACAGCGGTGCGTCCGAGAGCTGGGCGGCGTTTTCGAGGAACGACCAGAACTCCACGCCGCAGGCGAAGCCCGTGAAGAGCCGCGCCGCGTGCAGATCCATGAAGTCGAGCACGTGGCGGTCGACGGCCCACGCCATGACGATGCCCGTGGCGACGAGCGCGAGTTTCTGCACCGTGCGCCACGCCTCGGCGCTTTCGAACCACCACGGATGGCCTTCGCGCCGTGCGACGGCGCGGCTGGCTGCCACGCCCGTCAGGAAATCGACGGCGATGAAGCCGAAGACGCACGCTACCAGCGGCACGATGGGGGCGAACCAGCCGGCCAGTGCGGCCGCTGCGCCGCTAACGGGTCTGTACAAGTTTTCCATCGATCGAACAGCGGTTGAGGACGTTGGCCTGCGGGTCGTAGAGCGGGAACTGCGCGGCGTGGGATTCGAGGTAGTCGGAGGCGCGCCGCAGCAGCCGGCGGGCGGTTTTGAGCAGGGCGCGGCGGCTGCGGCGCAGCGTTGCGTCGGAGGCCGCCGCGAAGCCGTCGGATCGGGGCTGCACGGTGCCGCCCTGTCCGTGCCGCAGGTCGAGCTGCGGTGCGATGAGATAGCGCACGTAGAGCGCCAGCGGCGCGGCGAGGTATTCGTCGGTAAAGTCGGCATGGTCGCCGGCGAGCAGCCGTTCGAAGAGCGCGTCGCCCGTCACGGGGCGCAGGTAGGTCTCCTGCGCGGCGACGATCGCCGCTTCGGAGACGGTTTCGGGTGCGACGTACTCGCCGTCGGCGAAGGCCCGCGCGACGACGACGGTCGGGGTGATGAGTGTCTGCATGGTCAGTCGATGTGCGTAAGGTTGTAGCGGGTGATCTCCGAGAGATAGCGCTGCTGTCTCTCGTCGTCGGGGTCGTAGTCCAGTCCGTCGGCCTTGCGGGCCTCCCAGACCTTCATGTAGAGCGGTTTGGAGCGTGTGGGCGGGCGGTTGACGATTTGCAGCGATGCGGCGTCGACGCCGAGCGTCCGGCGCAGCAGCGCGCGGATGGGTTCGAGCAGCTCGGCCTGTTCGCCGAGGATGACGGTGTTGAGCGCCACCTCGTATTCGTGGAGGATGCGCTCCGCGCTGAACCCCGAGGCGTAGTCCAGTCCGCTGAGCGAGCGGAACCACGAATGCGCCACCACGATATCCGACACGGCCTGATCGTGCAGCGCCTTCCAGTCGCCGTCGTTCTGCGAAGCGATCGGGATGAAGCGCGAATGGTCGTTCTCGCTGCCCTCTTTGAGTACGAACATCACCTGTCCGGGGTTGCCGGCGAAACGCTCCTCGGCCGTCCGCACGACCCGTTCCGCTTCGGCTTCGCTGTCGACCGTGCTGTCGAGCATCATCACGCCCGAGAGCTGGAACGAGTTGTCGAGCCGCGAAATGTTCCAGCGGTCGGTCTTGTAGGCGATGGCCGAGACCCCGAAGCCGGCGATGTAGGGCGGTACGCCGTAGTGGGTGAACATCGGTTCGTAGTCCTTGTAGTGGACCGCGGCGCGCAGCGTCCCGTCGGCCTGTTTCTCGAACGAGGGGTAGAGCGGCAGCGTGCGGGCCTCTTCGGCGCGGAAGGCCGCCCAGTCGTGGTGCAGCAGCACGTGGGCCGAATCCTTGGCCAGCCGGCAGCGCGAGGCGTCCTGGTGGTAGAGCGAGAGGAACGAACGCCGGGCGTCGGTCACGACTTCCAGAAAGGCGTTGCCGAAGAGCGATTTGTCGTAGGCCAGCTTGTTGAGCAGCTGGCGCAGCGATTCGCCGTCGCCGTTGACCGTCTCGATGAACCGCGCCAGCAGCGGCGAGGCCGTGTCGCAGACCACGCCCTTGCCCGATATGTAGTCGGCCTTGTCGTTGATGATGCGCCGGTGGGTGGTCGATCGGCGCGACATGAGTGCCAGCGCCGCGGGGAAGAGGTTGTCGTCGCCCCAGCGCCAGAAACGGTCGCTCTGGACGGTGCCTGCGCCGAGGGTGAGATAAGGGTCGGTGCGGTTGCCGACGGCCAGCGCCGTTTTCGGTTTAATCTTCTTCATAATCGTCGGTATCTGTTTGTGCCCGGTCGGTGTCCTCGCTCGCAAGTACGAGCGTCGCCGTCGGGCGGTCGCCGGGCGCAGCGCCCGACGCGAAGGTGAAACGTTCGAGCCGCAACGCCTGCTCGCATCCGAAACGGTCGGAGCGGCCGATTCGCAGCCGTTCGCCTGCGGCCGTTTCGATCGCGGCGACGACTCCGTCGGTCGCGCAGCGTTCCAGCCACCGCCGGTCGAACCATGCGTCGGCCTGGTGTTTGTCGAAGACGAGCGTCAGCGTGTGGCGGACGCGCAGCAGCCCTTCGTCGGCCGTCAGCGTCTCGACGTAGGCCGAGCGGTCGTCGATGAGCTCGTATTCCGCGAAACGGCTTTGCGGCGAGAATGCGCGCGCCGATGCCAGACGCACGCGGCAGATGCCGCCCACGGGTTTGCGCGGCAGTGTCGATGAATTCTGTGCGTTGTCCATAAGTCGGTGGAAAAAGGCGGGCCGGAACGCCCGGTCCGGGTCGCGCCGGCCCGGCCGGATTACTCCTTGTAGGCGAACGACACGAGTTTCTCGTCGAGCACTTCGCAGCCGGCCATGAAGACGGCGCGCTGTCGGTTCTCCATCAGGTCGGGGTTGTACCACATGCGGATTTCGTTGCCGGGGAAGTCGGAGGTGTTGACCGCCAGCACGAGATTGCGCCGGTCGGTCAGCAGGCAGAACGATTGGGCGTAGGTCGTATCGCGCAGGTAGGACGACAGGTGGAGGTCGACGACCGGAATGCCGTGGTAGGTGAGTACCGGCCGGCCTTCGGTCCGGCCGATGTAGGCCGCCTCGGTGTTGGCGAACGAGTCGAGATACTTCTCGTAGAGGTGGTAGAGATCCGAGGTGACGAAGTAGACCAGCTGTCCGTCGGGTTTCAGGTCGGTCAGCTCTTCGGCGGCTTCGGTCCATGCGGCGTCGAAGATATCGACGGCCGCTGCGGCCTCTTCGAGGTCGGCCGCGGCGTAGGTCTTCGCTGCCGTGATCTTGTTCTCGACGAGCAGTTCGTAGATGCGTTTGATGAATCCGTTGAACGTGGCGTACTCCGTGCCCGCGCCCGCCTCCTTGTCGCCGATCCACATCGTCACGCGGAGGCTTTCGGCGATGGCGCGTTTGAAGAGCTCGGTTTCGGCCTGTTCGAGCTCCGTACCCGTCAGGTCGTCCATGTTGACATCGGCGCGGTTGGTAATCAGTTCGTAGATCATCGAGAAGTAGTCGGCGGCCGAATAGCCCAGTTCGGCCTTGACCTTCGACATGTCGATCGTCTTTTGGAGTTTTCGGGCGGGATCGCCGCCCGTCCAGCCTGCGGCGGTGTACTGTTGGAGGATGTCGCCCGATCGTTCCCACAACTGCACGGTCGTCGGTGCGGGCATGTTGTAGAGGATGCGCACGCCCAGGTCGAGGGCCGACTGGCCGCTGAGCATCGGGCGGAAGAAGATGGTTTCGAGATCGCGGCCCGTGTAGGTCTTCGCGTTTTCAATGAAA